GTCTAAACCATACATAGTTCATTAGAACCCGCCTTAATTTCTTAAGACTTTACTAAGAACATTGAGTAATTTTAATGTCGCCCAATTCAGACATCTAACTAAACTATTTTTATTTTGGTTGATGCACTTGGATAACTAGTTTTCAAATTACAGACTAATGACATGGTCTATAAAGATCTTTCCTGAAAAGTCATATTACCGGAATTAATGGTAATAATCGTAGTAGGGTCTGATCGATATATTCCTAAATCATTACGAGTAATAGTAAACAGCTGGGGAGCTATAACACCTTGTATAAAAATAAATGAATAAGAAAAAGAAATTTTATGAAAATAAAAGTTCTAATTCGAATCCAAATAAATTTACTTCCCCTTCTAGAAGAAAATCTGGAAGAGAAACTAAGAAATCTAAATGATTCCTTAATAGGGTCGAAGCTAGTCACTTGTTAAAATGACTTATCGTCAGTCTAAATGGACAACTAAGTATTTTACAACCTATGCAAATTTATATCAATTTTCTTTTAGATAAAGTTATGCACGTGGGAGTTAATACCGTTTTTAAAATAAATAAAGATATCCGTTTGAGAGTTCAACACTTTCTCGCTAACATCACAGAATTTCGTAATGAAAGTTTGACAAGGTTAACCTTCGATGGTATCCCAATGATTTTAAAAGATCTAATTCCGTTTTTACGTAAGGCTAAGAATAATAATGATAAACTCACTATTAAACTTATCTTGACCGTTTTAAACTTTACTAGATTGTTGTCGACTCAACCTGAACCTAATATATCAACTATAATTAACGATGTTTCTGTTAATGTAGAAGAAGTATTAGAGGAAAATTTTCCTATAGAAATCCTAAGTGGATTTATAAAGTTTTTAAGGAGAAACACCCCGAAGAAACGATATAAAAACATATGGATTAATAGAAAAATTGATACCCAGTTTGTTACCTATCACGCATCACAAAAGAAAGGTCCTTCCGGGCAAGCAGCATTGTATTCTTGTTTACAAGATGTGAATAATTTACCATCAAGTTTACTCGATTCGATACTAATTGTTGGAGGTGCCAAACTTCGTGAGAATGTAAATTTGGTCAAAGAAAATTTAGAGTCTTTATCAGAAATAACGAAACAACCATATAGCGAGAAATCTGCCATTAGGAAGTTAAGTTACTTTCCAGATAAAGAAGGTAAAACAAGAGTCATTGCAATCGGTGATTATTGATCGCAAACTTGTTTACGTCGTCTTCATAATAACATTTATGAGTTACTACGTGTAATTAGTCAGGACCAAACTTTTTTTCAAGGTAAGGAACTTTCTGAACTACTGAGACTACACCCTAATCAAACATTTTACTCTTTCGATTGTGTCGCTTTTACTGATCGTTTTCCTATTAAATTAATAGTTAAACTTTTAGCGGAAGCTACTTCAAAAGAAATTGCAGATGCTTGACATGATATCATGGTTGGCTATGGCTTTCAATATAATAAAAGTCCTAAAGGTGAACCTATCTTTTACAAGGTAGGGAATCCCATGGGTTTTTATACATCTTGGGCTTTAACAACACTTTGCCATCATTTAGTTTTATATACTTGTTGTGAAAAATTAAAAATTAATTTTAAAACAGCTCGTTATAAACTTCTTGGTGACGATATCGTGATTTTCGATGATAAACTAGCGTTTGAGTATAAAGCACTAATGACAAAACTCGGTGTTGAAATAAATTTAA